TTAAACGCTGCACTGGAACCATCATAGTTACCTGCTGAGGTACCGAAAGTTGTTGTTGGTAATAATGTTATACTAGTTGTTGCTGGCATTGTTATTCCTGAATAAGTTCTACTACTTTACCTGGGCCGGCTAGTTCGCTAATCACTGCTTCTAGTTGTGCCAGTACTTCTGGATCAAGAGGAGGCCTTGCCTCTTGATTGTCTTTAAGTAATTCACTTACTTTAATAACCAACATTTGTTCGTTTAGTTTAGCCATTAACTAGCACCTGTAAATGCCATTACACCTTCAGTTGACAATGCGCCAAAACTACGGATTGGTAATACATCACTACCGCTAATGTCAATATCGTTAGGACCAATACTTGTTGTGCTTGCGCCACTGTCAACACCAATACGTCTAATACGAGTTTGCAACTCTGTGTGATCATCAATATTTTTGTCCATAATTAGTGCAACTGTGCCTGCACTACTATTAGTAATAAAGTAAGCAAGTGGTGCAATTTCCATAATGATTGCTTCAACTGCTTCATTTACTGCATCATCTTCTGCTCTTAGGTCAATTGCACTGTTAGATGCGTTTTGTACTGTTAACAGATAACAGTGACATCCTGTTTCATGTTGAACACCGACGGTCATATGGCTAGTGCCGGTAACTCTTGTAACTTCTGCCATGGAATTAATCTCCTATATTAATATAGTATATTTATGCATCTACTTGGTTAGTCATAATTAGAATACTAAGTTTAGTTTTAATTCCTCTTGCTAAAAAGTTGTCTGCACAGTGTAGCTGATTAGCATCCCAAATCACTGCACTGCCTGGTTCCCACTTAAAAATACTATCTATTTCTAATCCTTCTAAGTGATTATATGGTATATGAGTCATATATTTCTGCCAGACATCTTCGCTGATTGCATAACCTGGTGTGCATCCTTCTGTGCATGGATGATCTATAGGTCTTTTCCAGTTCTTTTGGTCATTATTGCCAGGTTGACCTTTATTAGTATTAGGTTCATTCCTTAAATAGTTTCTCTGTTTAAATGTAAGACTGTAAGTTTCAGCCCAATCATCAGACTCAGAAACAACATCCAATGGTACCAGGATTACTTTATGTGGTATCTTATCTGCATACCATCTTATATCAGCATGTATCTTCCAAGGTATAATTGCTTCTTGCCAGGCAAAGAAATCTAGCTGATGATCTCCGATATGATTAACAAGTTTCTCGTGAAATATTTTTTTCATTACTGGTCCATATGGAGGATACTCATATGCGCTTCCTGCATATTTGCTAGTAGATCCATGTTCTGGATATTCCACAGTTTCAATTAGTTCTCTGAGAAGGTTTAATTCATCCATGCTTATAAAATCGCCGACTATTTTAGATGGCGAATCCGTCGTTTGCATTTTAGAAATTTGTTCTTCAGTGTAGCTATTATCAATGTATATGTGAGGCATCTTTAGGCTTACGTCCACGCTTTTTATGTTCTTTGTATGTTCCGTCAGGTTTAATGTTGTATGCCTTAGCGAAACGCTCTGGGATCATACCCTCAATGTCGTTAATAGCACCTGCAGGCATGCCAGGATACCAATACACATCCTTTTTTATGTATATATCCTTGCCACCTAGTCCTTTACTTTTTACATTAGCATATACCAGTGTTTCTTCTGTTACGAGATTGCGCTCAACAAGTGTGCTAAGAAGTGATTCATTCATCATTTAATTAATTTCCCTAATTTGATATTCAACAATTTTATTAATGTAAGATCCAAGTTTAAATTGTACAAGTTGTAGCATCTTTTCATCACTGATGTAGCCAATGCTTTCTCCACACCATGTTCCCCATCTACGAATAGTATTGCTATCGTTTACGCGAATAGTGTCTGGATATTGTGCTGCCCATACTGCCCAGTCGTTGTATTGCTCGTAATTCATTCTATTGCCAAGTATTTGAAACTGATACTTACCATATGGCAAACGCTTTTTACGATAGCGTATATTACGTTCTGTAACTGTACCAGGAAAATAACGTATTGCAACTAGATCAAGCATTAGATCAGTAATATCTTCTTCTTTACGCTTTAGTCTATTAACATATTCAGCAAGTTTTTGTATTCTATCTACATTGTCTGTGTAATAGTTAAGTGTTTCAGTTTCGACACGAACACGATCACTCCACTTGTCTGCAAATCGTCTTAGTGTGCTTGTAAAACTTGTGCGGTATTCTGTATCAACTTTCCATCCCCAATTGTCAATAGTAGGAACATGCATTAGTTGCGGATAGTGATAGCGGTACATATGAATACTTAGACGATACAGATACTTACCGTAAAACAGTCTGTCGTTATGCTGTAACGGCAGGTTGTACTGCTTGCTCAGAGCTTCCAGCTTCTGTAATAGTTCCATCTGTGTACCTAAATTTAATAACGAGCTTGTTATCTACATTTCTTATTTTAATTTTACAGCCATTCTTGTTATTGTCAACCGTTATTTGTTTAGCAATTGGCATGCGCAGCATAGAGTCAATAGCACGAGCCATTGGTCTTGCACCCATCTTATCGTCATATCCTTGCGAGAGAATAATATCAATGCTTGATTCATCAATGTGAAGTGCAAAGTTTTTTTCTTTAAGTTGTGTTTGTAGTTCGTTAATAAACTTCATACACACTTTACGCTTTGCAACCTCAGGTAGCGGACCAAACTTGCACACTGCATCAATACGGTTGCGAAACTCTGGTGCAAAGAATTTCTTGTATGCATCATCAACTGCTTCTGTATGATGCTCTTGTTCGTTAAATCCTATTACACGCTTTTCTGATTCTGCTGCACCCAAGTTAGTTGTGAGGATAACATAACTGTTTCTAGCATCTACACGCTTACCGTTTGATCCTGTTACAAAGCCTTCATCCATCAACTGTAGTAACACGTTGCTTACATCTGGGTGTGCTTTTTCAATCTCATCAAATAGTATAACACTGTGCGGGTTACGTTCAATGTCACGAATTAGCAAGCCGCCACTTAGATTACTGTCCTCAAATCCAACATATCCAGGAGGTGCACCAATAAAACGTGCTACAGTATGACGCTCTTGATACTCACTCATATCATAACGTAGTAGTTTCATAGAGTTTGCTTCTGCAAGTTGTTTAGCAAGTTCTGTTTTACCTGTGCCTGTTGGACCAGTAAACACAAACACACCCAGTGTTTTGTCACGCTTGTTAAGTCCTGCTTTAGCAACCCAGACTTTTTCAAGTACACCATCTACTGCACTGTCCTGTCCAAATACCTGTGACTTAATGCTTGTTTCAATGTCCTGAGGTTTGACTGTATCTTCATTGTCCTCTAGTTGTGCAATAGGAATCTTTGCAAACTTACTAATTTCTTCTAAGATGTTTTGACGGTCAATGACTGCGTCCTTTATGCCAAGCCTGCGTTGCTTTGCACTAGCACTGTCAATCATATCGAATGCTTTGTCAGGTAGTCTCTTGTCTGTGAGATAACGCACACTTAAATCAACTGCATCTTCAACTGCTTGCTTAGTAATCTTGCACCCGTGAAACTTCTCATAGTATTTTTTACTGCTCATAAGAATCTTTTTAGCAAGTGCTGGTGTTGGTTCTGTAACAGTAACATGATAGAAGCGACGCATCAGCGCACGATCTTTTTCAAAACTGCTATTATATTCTTCCCAGGTTGTGCTTGCAATTACTTTAAGTTTGCCTCTTCCCAAGTAAGGCTTTAACATGTTAGCAAAGTCTGTGCCGCCATTGCCTCCTGCACCTGCACCTTTAAGTGTGTGCGCTTCGTCAATAAACAGGATACATTTACCCTTCTGTATAAGTGCGCCCAGCACTTCTTTTACACGCTCTTCAAACTGTCCACGATACTGTGTGCCTGCAAGCATATTAGCAACATCTAAGTTATACACAATATGGTCTTGTAAATATCCAGGTACCGCTTTATTAACAATCTTTACAGCAAGTCCCTCTGCAACTGCAGTTTTACCAACACCTGGATCGCCCACCATAAGCACATTACTTTTGTTACGTCTTGCAAATGTTTGTGTTATATCATCAATAATATCATCTCTGCCAATTACAGGATCTAGTGTTTTTTCACTTGCTTGAGTGTTTAAGTTTTCACAAAACTCGTCAATAACACCGTCCAAGTATTGTTCTTGTTGTTTATTCAACTGTTGGTGCCTGCTATTGTGTTTTACAAAACGCATAAACTCTTCTTTGTTTACATTATATTTCATGCAGAAGTAACTACTGTGACTGTTGTTCTCACTCATAATACTAATAAAGATATCTAACAGTGCAACACTTTCTCTGCCACTAAACAGGACACTTGTAAGCGCACGATTAAACACACGCTCTAGTGCTTGTGTTTTGATTTGGCTATTGCCTTGTACTGAAGGGAATGTGTCAGCAATGTGACTTTCCAAATCTAGTTTAAGTTCATTAAGTTGCACTCCAAACTCTATTAACGTATTTGCAAAGTCTTTGTTTTGAAACATAGCCAGCAACATATGCTCTGTACTAATGTATATATGACCATACTTGCCTGCAATTTTGCTTGCTGTTTCTAATGCTTTATCTACTTCTTTAGCGGTTTTCATTCGTCATCCCGTAATTTTTTACATATATTTAATTGTTGTTGTGTTAAGTTTTCAGGTATTTTCACTAATACCTGTACAAGTAAATCTCCTCGTGTACCTTGCTTATTATACATTCCGTGTTTGGGTATTTTAAGAGTAGTACCATATTGTGTGCTAGAAGGTACATTAAGATTAATAGTTTTATTTTCAATAGTATTAATTTGTACAACTGTACCTATTATAGCATCCCAAGCGCCAAGTGTCAAGTGCATTTTTAAGTTATCACCTTCTCTGGCAAACACACTATGTTCTGCTATATTTACTGTAACAGTTAGGTCACCTGGAGGCAAATTGGCATGTGTTTTATCGCCTAGTTCACTGTATTTTATTTTAGTGCTGTTTGTAATTCCTTTGGGTATCTTGAGATTTACAAGGTGTCTACTACCGTCAGTGTGCCTTATACTTACTGTTTTTTCTTGATTTGCTAGTATCTCTTCAAGTGTGCAATCTATGCTTATGGCTAAATTTTTGTTTACTTTTGCACGATGATATTCACGTTTACTAGGATGAAAACCTGCGCCGCCAAACACTGTAAACATATCATCAAATACACTGTCCATGTTAGCAGTGTTTATTTTTATATTTTGTCTGCGACTGTTACGAACGTCAAACGCTGCACGTTTATGTGGATCTTTAAGAACTTCATATGCTTCAGATACCGCATGAAAAGTGTCAACATCACCGCCACTATCAGGATGATGCTGTTTTGCTTTCGTGCGATATGCTGATTGTATATCTTTAGGACTACATGTAGGTTCTAGTCCTAGTACATCATAATAGTTCATACTTGTAATTATACTATACTAGGACTCTATTGTAAATTACTTTTTAGGTTTTGTTTGCATTGCTTGCGCACCAAAGAATGCTGCAACAATAGCAGCAACAGATACAAAGTATACTGCAGCCATGTCACCTAGGATCTTAGCAGCCTGATCAACACCAATTAGCACTGCAATTAATACAATTGCTGGATACAACAACATACCTGACAAACTAAACCAAGCCATCTTACGCTGTGCATCACGCATTGCATCTGCATCTTCTAATTCTTTACGTTTAAATTCCAAGTACATCGCCTCTTCTTCAGGACTAACTTTTCCATCACCATTGCTGTCTGCTGGATGGAATGCTGCTCTTGCTGCAGCAATATCTTCTTTAGTTGGTTCAGCCATCTTCTCTCTCCATCTTGGCTATGCGAGCTTCTAACTCGTCAATTTTATTTGTGATCTTTGGATACTTTACACGCCATGCATTGGGATCATTTTGTAACCAAGTCCATCCCCACTTAGTAGCCAGGCATTCGAGACTTGCATCAAACTTGCGCACTGCCCATATAGCCATGCGTGTATCTTTGAACCAAAACAAGAATGCAGCACCTAATAATGAGCCTGCAATGCTAGTATAAATCCACAGGCGATCGCCCGCCATCTCTTGTATCATTTCCCACATCGAATTCTCTCCTCATTGATGTAGTATTTAACCGTTTTGTGACGTTCTATACACCATACGTTCTACAGTATCATCTCTGTCAACAACGCTTGCCAGTTTCTCACTTAAATCTGAAGTGCTTGCAATCCAGTTTATTACCCCATGATGTATGCCAAACACATCTTCTGTGTTGTTCTTGTGATTGGATTCTGTGTAAGTGCTCACAGGTAGCCAGTAAATGTTATAACCAAAGCCGTTTAAAAAGTCAAATGTGTCTGCATAGGTTGTTGGGTCTTGCATCTCTATAAGCATCTGTGGTTTATAACTTGCTATAGTTTGGCGCATTCCGTTTAATACTTTTAGTTCCATGCCTTCAACATCTATTTTTACAAAGTCAATACGAGGTAATCCCTCTATCATGTCTATAGGTGTTGCAGGTACTTCACCACTTGTTGTTAATCTAGTTTTACCATAGTCAAATTCAGTGCCTACTTTTCCTGGCACATCGCTTGCAGCAATAGGCACTGCGGTTACATTTTTACACAGTGAACTAGCAAAATTTTTTATTAGTAGATCAAAGTTATCACTGTCAGGCTCAAATGCCATAACACGTTTCACATGTGGTGCAATGCCAATGGTATGTGTGCCAATGTTTGCACCAATGTCCAACACAAAACTTTGTGGATTAGTAAGACTTATCATCCATTCTATCTCCGTATGACAATATTCACCATATAGTTCTAAACTGTGTCCAATAGTAGGATCATCTAAAAAGTATAACATGTTGCCATAACGAGTGTTAGTCTGTTTTTGCGGTCTCATCAGGCTTCATTGCCTCTTCGTAATAGATTATAATTTCTTTTTGTTGATTTATAAAGCGGCGTAGTTCTGCAACGTTAAGTGCAAGATTTTCGTAATCTTTGACGCTAAGTGCAACAAAAGCCAAGTCGCCATTTTCTGCCTTAAAGTCCTTAATAAACTTTTGTAGGTTTGCTTGGTTGACTACATATACACGGGTGTCAACTAAATCAATTGGCTTTGGTCGTGTCGCTATCGGTACTGTTGTTTTCACCGTCTGCGTCACTACTTGAATCTCCGGCTCCGGTTTGAACCGACTGCAACCACTTAGGAAGAGGACGGCTACCACCGTTAGTGCTACCGGACTCGCCCATGATTTCACGCCATAGTTTTGCTGTTGCGCCATTCATACGTCCTTCTAGATTTGCTGCATCTCTTAATGCATCTCCAAGCAAGTCCAATTGACGAAGTTTTTTGCGTAGATTATCTCCATATGCTTCTGCTTCCTGTAACTGTGCTTGTAAGTTTTGTTGTAGTTTTGCGTTGTTCTCTGCTTCTGCTCTTAGTGTGTCTATGCTTGCTTCACTGGTTTCAATAGCAACTTCTAATTTTGCATTGTTATCTCTTAGTGTGGCTATTTCTGCTTGCGTTGTGTCATAGTAATACTTGGCACCATATCCAGCGATGCCAAGAACGCCTATAAGCGCAATTAGTGCATAGACTTTAAACATTTACTCGCTCTTGTAAATTGTCCAAGCGCCATAACCAATAGCAATATATGCTGCTAGTTTTGCAAATGGTCCTGCGATTAAAATTACTAGTCCAACAGCAATAAGCATTGCTCCGTCCCAACTAGTTCTTTCTTCTAGTCTACTTGTAATAAATTTTTTAAGCATCTTGATAATTCTCCACTATACAGTTATTGCATCTGCAAAATTTGCAAACTTCTATTAAATTATGCCCGCCTTCGTAATTGCGTTCTTCGCGCCAGTTTGCTGAACCGCAATGACTGTTATCACCGCAGTTCTGGCACTTAATTGGTTTGTACGCTACTTGGCTCATGTCCAACTTTTGTTAATATCAGGTCCACTGATTGTTAAAAAATATTTGTTACCTGCATCATTTACACCATGCTTGATGCTATGTCCTGCAGCAATCCTAGAACTAATATCACGCATAATATATCCATGTGCATCGTCCCATCCATGTTCCACTGTACGATCTTTACTTGCCCACCATGTGTCAATATCACTTTGTGACATTGCTTCACTGTATGGATTTGTTGGTGTATCAAATCCTAGTCCCATCGCTCGTTCTCCCTGATACAACGTTGTACTGTATTTATTAGGCAAGAGCTCTCATACGTTGGACAAGGCGTTCTGCTCTGTTAGTAACCTGACGGTACCAACCACTGTCAACCATTTCATCTGCAGCATCATTCCAATCACGATTGTCTACGCCACGCTTCATGCCTTTGAACTTGCTCAGTCTAGGGCGGCCCATGTTAAACATCATGTTAGCAACAATTAATTGCACTTCTTCTGGCAAGTCATCAAAATCTGGATAGAGGATTTGACAATCCGCTAGTACTATTTCACAGTCTTGTTGGAATAGTTCTGTAACACGCTCTTCTGTTACTGGTGTGCCTACTTCAGCACCATACTCGGGATCACTTTCAAGGATAAGATGTCCAATGCCTACAGTGGGCAGACCCAAATGGTCTAGGTATACTTCGTATACTACACCTTCGTCAGTCGCGAGATCTTCTTGTAAAAGCTCTAAATTCATTGATATCTCCTTTTGTGCGAGGTACTCTCGCTATATTTAAAATACTTTCGATTGCTATACCTGCAGTTTCTGCATCTCTATACTGTTTGGGACTAAGTGGAACACTGCCTGCGATCGTCTCTTGTGATAATGGTTGCACAGCGTTCTTTTTGCTGTTTGGCTTTGCAAAATGAACCATGGTCCAATCTTCTACATCTGTGAGATTGTTTAAATCGCCGATCAAGCTCATAAACTTTTGTGGATATCCACTACGGCGTTCTGCTTCTACAAACACAATGTAACGACCTTCGCTTATTTCTCCAGAACTAGTTTCTGCATCAATAACCCAGTCATAGCCCATTTCAATAAAGTTCTCTAGATCCATTGCAGGCTGCTTGCCAAAAACTTTAAATGTTGCAACAATCACTGCATCATCTTTGCCCATCTTTGGTTTGTACTCGTCAAAGTGTACAGTGCTTTCAATGCGACCTTCTAGGTCTTGTGGATCAAGCGCCATCCTGCTGTTCCTCGTCTGTTTTTGTGTTCATTAATTCGCTTTGGTCTAAGCCTTCTTCATAAGCATTGTCAATCTCTTGTAGATCGACTTCACTGCCTTCAATTTCCATATAACCGTCACGGAATTCTTTAATCAGTTCAATTGGAAGTTTCACTTTCACTAACCAAACTGGATCTTCACGCATCTTTGCTTTTTTAGTGCCAGGACGAAAATCACCATAGTCTTCAACTTTGACTGGTGTACTAAGTTTGCCACTTTCGTATGTTACTACAGCATTGTAGCCCAGTAGTCTCTTTGCTCCATCTGGGTCAGGCATTGCCTTCTTGGGCCACATGAATGTTGCTTCTACCCAATGCTTCTTACGGATAGGGCCTTCTACTAATTCACCCTTTTTCCAATTTTTAAAAGCATATAAATCTAAACTATCCATGACACGTTCAATATCCATCATTGTTTCGAGGCTACTTTCGCTCATGTAGATTGTTTTTGTATTTTTGATTATGTCAACAATATCCATTACACTATCCTATCGTATAACATATTTATCCATTCTATGTGCGCACTCTCTCTAGGATGAGTTGTGTAAAACTGTTGTTCTGTGCGCTTTGCCCAGGTAAACATACCTTCTTGGTCTATAAATTTACTCATGTTGATGTCTGAATACAGTGTTTTTAATGATATATCTGTATCTATATTTGGCTTGAATATAGTATGGTCTACAGTCATAAATGCATAATTTATATTGTGTTTGGCAAGATAATTTTGTAACATAACAATCTCACACAAACTATTATATATTTCCCAATATTCTGATATTGCAATATTTTTTACATAACTATTTGCAAAATCTGTTATACCTCGGGATTCTGCGTTAGCAATATGTTCAGGACTTGTATGCTCTGGCGGTGTAAAAGGATTTAAACTATACCATGGACTTTCACGTTGTCCTGTATCATATGCAAATCTAAATTCATAACGATTAGGAAAGCTCCACATAACTGCTACATAAAGATCCAAGTCTTTATATTGATTTACTGCATCCATAACATTACGTCTAATTGCACTATTACTGTAACCAGGTTGAGCAGTATTACAAATATTCCAACCTTTACGTTGTGCTAGTAGGTTTGCCCAAGTATGCTCTTGGCTAGGTAGCTCGCTACCATATGTAAAACTGTCTCCGCCAGCAATTAATACTGTCATAGATTTTTATCTTCTGCGAAATCTTGTGTAAAAATATGCTCATCATCTTTTATGAATTGATCAAGTGTTCTGCTACCAATGTTAAAATGACATTTAAGATCCCAACTTGTTTCAGGTGTCCAATCCTCTGTGAGATATCTAGCACCCAGTGTTTTCATAAGTGCAAAATCATTTGTATAATTTTTTAATGCGGTGTGGGTCTTTTCATATTTTGCATTGACAATATTTTTAACAGGAAATCCGTTATCTTTCATAGTTTGTGCTACTTGTTCTATTGTATATTGCACGGGTCCTGTTGCACTGTAATTTTTATAAAAATGTTTTTCATTACCCAAACACTGTTCGATTGCAGTTGCTAAACACTGCGGATCTAAATATGGTGCCGTAGCACGACCTCTATAGTTGTCTAATACACCATTGTTGTACTGCTCGGTAAAGAGATTATTCATTAGAGGAGCAATATCAAAACTTGTATAGGGTATTCTTGCTTCACGCATAAATGATTCTAGTTGGCTGTGTATAAGCCTCCATGGACCAAGACTGCCTATTTTAACAATGTGTTTGATATTGCTATTCATCGCACTAAGCATAAAACGCTTTGCGTCATCTAGCACAGTTTCAGTTTTAGGTAGTATTAAAAATACTACGTCACTTTCTAATAAGGGATCCCAGGTACTACTGTCACTTATGTCGTAACTAGTGTACAGATAATCACCTGTAAAGTATTCTCCAATTTGACTGTTACGCCCTGTAAATGTTTTTTTCATACTTTGAATATAGTATCACTGTTGCTGTTTGCTAGTATTTCTCGAGTACGATCTGTTTTAAGTCCAGTCATTTGCAACACTGCACGAGGATGACTGCTTGCATTTGCTGTACAGTGCGGGACATTACTCCAATCAAACACATGCACTTCTCCTGCACGCCATCTATCATACATGCAGTTTCCATACATATAAAAATGTCCAGGCTTCCAATCATCTAACATAATAGTAATACGCACAATACGCTCTGGATCTTCTGGACAACGATCCCACAGTTTATCAATGTGCATGTTAAACATTTGACCAGTCATTTGTATATGTGCTTGCCACTTAACTAAACTAACACCATCACTGGTCAGTTGAAAGTAATCCATCATTTTGTACAGTGTTGGATAGTCTGACCAGTCTGCAAAACTATTTTTATTAGTAAGCATTATGCCTTTTGGATCACCACCTGCTTGTGCAATGTCGTATTCTTCTTGCGATAGCATGTCAGGATCTTTGCGCTTTTGTGCAAAATGTTTGCGAGTTGCCCAGTTAACAGGATGTGTTGCTTGTACAAGTCTATCACGTTCCTCACGCCAGTCGCCTTCAAATCTACCAATTACGTTAAACCAGTCGCCAGGCTTATCTTCTATAGTGTCATCAAAATGATATTCACTGTGTCTAACAGTCCAATCCCAACTGCTTGGATATAAGTCGGGATTGTCTAGATTTGTATTTTTATTCCAATTTCTCATTGTGTGTCTTTTTCAATGTGAGGCTTACTGCCGTCAATCATATGTCCTATATCGTTTCTTCGTCTATCTAACCAACTGTTTTCTACATAGTGTACATACTTTGCATTTGGATCTTTGTTAAGAATGTAATGCAAACGTTCATTGTTGTAATCTACAGGAATATCTAGTACGCTGTCAAGACTTTTAACATACTGGTGTCTAAACATATAAAGCAATTCAACACTTAAAAACGTGTGTCGATACTCCATGATATCTTCGATCTTATTTAAGTAGTTATGCAGGCTTTCTACACCGCGCTTGCGTAATTGGTTTTGTGCAGTAATGTTTTGATCTCTGCCAATAATCCCAACTTGCAAGTTGCCTTTTTCATTGAGCCTACGCAATACTTCTTTGTAGTCAGGATACTTTGTATGTCTTACGCCCATAGCATCTTTATCAACATAAGGACCACTAACACTTAGCACATAGTTTTCATGCTCTGTCCAGTTATAGTTGTCAATATTTTCAGGTGTGTTCCAAATATCCTTGAATGGAGCATTGTCGTGATTAATCCAGTATTCACGCAGTAGTTGATCCCAACCATGCACATTGCTGTGCATGGAGAGAACTTTACTAAACACATGATTACCTGTGCCCTGAGGGCCACTGATAACTAGTATGTTTGCCATTACTTTACTAGCTCTGGCTTGTATACTGATTTTAGACCAAACGCTTGTGTGTTGAATTCCACTAGTGTTTGTAGTGCATCTGCAGTTACAAACTTCATTAGTGTATCAACTTGTGCATTGCCTGCATCACCTAGCATCCACTCATAGTTGCCAACTTTCTTTTGAATCTTCTTAACACTTTCAGGATTCTTTGAAACTTGCTCCAGTGCTGCTACTAGTTTAGCACGATTAGGATTGTTTTTGTTTACCCATAATGCTTTTTGTAATCCATCACGGAAACTTTTTACAAGTTTATATGCATCTGCTAGATCGCCTTTTGGCATGTCTTTATACATAGCACTAAACTGTGATTCCATTTGAATGCCTGGATAGTTTGGATCATCTGCATGTGAACCGTCTGGCTGTAGAATGCCATGATGGAACCATAAACGTGCTTCACCTTTGTCAATTACTGGCTGTACATGCTTTTTAAAACTTGCAGGATTTTCACGAGTACCGTTAAGTTCGCCACGCTTAAATGCAAGACGTCTTTCGTTGCCTTTCATTCCTTTAATCCAGTTTACCTTTTCGTTGAAGCAAGTTACATATGCTTCTGTGCTAGGCAAATTACCACACTTGAGTAGTGTCATTGCAATACCTTCAGGAACTTTACCGCCACCGCCTGAGAAACTTGTTCTGTCAGCATTTGGATTATGATCGCCATGTACCGCTGTAATAATATTTAGGTTCATAAGTCCAACACTATCATAGTCAGCATAGTTGTAATCCACTGCTTCTTGCAAGAAACTTACACCATTACCGCCGTTAGATACCATAATAGTTTTGTCATCAAAACGTAGTTCATTGTGAAACTTGTTAAAGCCAGGAATGTCTCTTGCACCACGGATATGCTTGAGAACAATCTTCTCACCATCCAAGTACTTTTCCATTTCAGTAGCAACAATTTGTGCCCACTGACTTGTACCGCCACCTGGCTTTTGTGGTACAATCATTGTGTAATCAGCAACTGCTGATGTTGTAAAACCTAGCATCAGTGCTAGTGATAGTAAAAGTTTACGCATAGTCTATTCTTCCTTTTCTCATAATACTGTATATGAATATTCCAATAATGCACACAATTAGTGACATGAATATTGGTCTTGTTATTAGTGTTTCCACAGTGTAAAGTCCTGTGATCTGAAGCGTTAGTCCTTCAACTTTTTCTGCTAGTATGTAACCAATTAACATAGCAGGTCTGCTAAACTTGTAGTGTCGCATTGTAAATCCTATTACAGAAAATACTGCTAACATTGCAAGGTCTTCCCATCCGCCTGTGTACTGCATACTAGTGAAAATAATCAATCCTAGTAGCACAGGAAAATAGTATTTGTATGGCACTGCGGCTAATTTACTAATAGGTTTAATTAGAAACATACAAATAAGTGCAACAACTATTGTAGCACCTAAGAAGCCAAATGTCATACTTTTAAATAATTCTGTGTCCTCTGCAATATCTGGAGTGCCTAGTTCTATGTTTAGATACATAAACAAACTCATTAATATAGCAGCAAACTTAGCACCGGGTATTCCAAATATCACTGTGGTAATCATTGATGTTGCTTTTTGTGCATTGTTAGCACCCTCTGGTCCTATAACACCTTTGATATTGCCTTTGCCAAACTGTTCGTTGGGATTACTAGCAACTGCTTGACCATATGCCATCCAGTCTGCCATCTGTCCACCTAGTCCAGGTAGCAAACCAATAAACGCACCAATGAAGCCACCACGCAGCGCAAGCCATCTATTCTCCCAACTTGCTTTCATGCCTGCCCATAATTCACCTTGACGAATCACGCTGTCCGCAGTGCTGTGTTTGAGAAACAATCCTCGTGTAAGTTCTGGCACAGCAAATAGTCCTGCAGCAACTGCCATAATCTGTATACCATCTTCTAAGTAAAACCAATATTGTGCGCCGAATCTTGCTTCGTTATTATCAGGATTGACACCTACCATGCCTACAAAGATTCCAAATGCAATAGCAAGCACAGTGCGGAACCAAAACTGGTTAGTTAAAAAGCCTACAGTAACAAATGCTAGTAGCACAAACGCCCACAGTTCAGGAACACCCAATATGTAGATTAAATTAGTGTACCAGGGTAGTAGTAGAAAAACTAAACAACCCCATAACAGTCCGTTTACTGTGCTTGTTGTAACTGCGGCACTAATAGCATAACCTGCCCTACCCTTTTGTGCTAGTGGGAAACCATCTACCATAGTAGCAGCCGCACTGTTAGCACCTGGTATACCCAGCAATATTGCAGTAAAACTGTCGCCTGTTGTACTTGCTGCAACAACTGCCATAAGGAATATAACTCCCATGTATGGCTCATGTGCAAAATAACCTATGAATCCAAACAGTGCAACCAAACCTGTAGTAGCACCTGCGCTAGGTATAATACCTATAATAAGTCCATAGAATACTCCTGCGAGTAAGTATGCAATCATTTCAATCATGGAGAATCCACGACGGTGCAAACACCGATCGTGCCTTTATTAATTTACGGGAATCTACAATGTTAGTTCTGGGCCTTCCGCCATACAAACATTAATTGTAGTATGTTTTTATTTATGTTTATTGCTTAACTTATCTTTTAATTCTGGCGTGTGTAAACTTAACCAATGCTTGTTAAATTTTTGATTTTGATCTGTTACTTCGCCGCCTATTAGATCAAGTATAGCAGCGCCTTGTGTTTTAACAATTGAACGTAAATCTATAAAATACTTACCATGGTCAACTTTGGCTAATATAGGCAACCAACCTTTCCATATATTCTTATTACCGTACTTCATAGTTTTGCTTAATTTATACTCTGCTTGTGCTTGATCGCTATCATATAGTTCAGAATTATCTCTAAACATGTTAGCACGTTTAAATTTACACAAGTCAAATTGCAAATCAAAATCAGTGTAAACATATATATTTGTGTCATGTTTTTCTATATCAGCATAACCATTTTGATCTGGATTGCAATACAAATAAACTTTATACTCAAAGTCGCTTATATCTGTAAACTCATGCAGTGGATGCATCTCTGTGTTTTTCCAACTGCTAGGTTTATCAATTCGCCATTGCCAGTCTTTGATTCTGCGCAGGTTGTAATCATCAAAATGTCCATGAAAGCTACAGCGATATTTACTACCTAGCAATACATGCCAGAAAGCAAAATAACCGCCACATCCTCCCATGTAGTATATTCCTAAACTTTTTGACACTAGTCTTTTTTACGCCAAGCGAAGTATAACCTATTTTTATGGCTGTCAGTACGAATATCTAATACTTCTACATGTAGTTGTTCAGCACAATTAACAATAAAGTTACTATCCCAAGGGTAAAAGTAAATCCAGTCACTTTCTAATTTGTCATGTGGCATACCTGGATTTGCACGAAAGTACATTACAGCACCTGGATTACACAGACTTACTGCATGTTCTAGTTCAGCATAAATTTTATCTGTACTACCAAAGTTAATGGATCCAAGTGCCAATGTTACATCAAACTTTTCTTCTGGATGATAATCTAACAGTGCGACTTCGTGATCTGCGGCTGTATTGTATGGATCAATGCCAACAATGTTATCTATCTTATCCTTGAATAAGTGATAGCCACAACCAATGTCTAGCACACGCCGCGGCTTTTGATTGTTAATTTCATCAACAAGTGCGTATCCACTGTACTTAAACTTTGCCATGTCGCCTTTCCATACGCTGCCAAAGTATTTGTGTAGTACTTTGTCATCAATACGATCTACAAGTTCACCTATGTTATTATATGATACATCATCTATTTCAATGTTAAACGTGCCTTGTATAGCCTGCTGTAGTGTTACAGGGTTGCGCAACAACTGAGGGCTAATGTGTATCATTTTTTCAAGTTTATGTAGGATTTTGTGATTCATGGTTTGTATATTCCTATAAAAATATCGCTGTGTCTATTATGTTGTGACCATTGTACACTATGCTTTTGTCCAAAGTCAAGTATTAATTTGTTTTGTTCTTGGATACGATAAGTCATAAAATAATCTGTTTCATACCAATCATAGTTTGGATATGTAATTTCAAATCCGCCTGCTTGTTTCCACCATAGAAAACTTACCCAGTCTGGTCTGTATACTAGTTGTATCCAAGCAAGTGGATAAGCATCTTGTATTGCCTCAAAGTAGTAGGGCCACTCATGACTCATTATTAGTTTACAGCCTTGCGATGGATCTGCATCTATATATGGAGCATTTAAGTTTGAACGATCTAAACTTATATTAAACTCCATTCCTGTGCCATAGTATGCTTCTTGGTGACCTGAAAAACCATGGTGAGTGTAATTGCGATGTTCTGCACGATCTGTGCAGTTGTATTGACCTGAGGATTTTATTTCCCTGGCAATGCCACTCCAGCGACTGCCTGGAACACCTGTGAAAAATATATATTCTGGGAGCATAAAATTATTTATCTATTATATGCGCACTTATCTAATATATGATACTTTTACTCTTGTATATACGTCGTAAGTATTATTAGAAAGGGAGGCATACAGTCTTCATGATATCGAGTAACATTCCTATGCTTCTCTACAACCCAAGGAGATAGCATATACAATGGCTAGAAAACAACGCAAAGCAAAGGCTCAGCGGCGTCAAACACACGCTGAATTTGTTGACTCAAACGTACATTACCTACCTCAAGCACAAAAACAAAAACAAGTTCTTATACAAGGACGCAATCCAAACCAAAAAGAGTATATTCAAAAACTCTTAGATCCACAACAAACTATTATTTTCGCAACGGGACCTGCAGGCACTGGTAAAACCATGCTGGCTGTACTAGCGGCTGTGAAAGCACTCAAGGATCAAACGATTGACAGAATTATTGTGACGAGACCAGCAGTAGGAGTTGATGATGAGCGTCATGGTTTTCTACCAGGAAGTTTAGAGGAGAAGATGGAGCCGTGGACCAAGCCTATATTTGATGTTGTTCGCGAGTACTACAATGCAAAGCAAATACAAACCATGATTGCGGAGGGGGTCATTGAAATAAGTCCATTAGCATTCATGCGGGGTCGAACATTTAAAAACGCTTTTGTTATTGCAGACGAAATGCAGAACGCTACGCCTAATCAAATGAAAATGTTACTTACACGCATAGGTGATGAAAGCCGTATGGCTATTACAGGAGATATTGCACAAACAGATCGCAAAGAATATGAAAACGGATTAATGGATTTTCAAAAGTTATATGCACGTTACAGTGAAAGCAAATATATAAGTGTATGTGCCTTTGATCATCTTGATATCGAAAGGCATCCTGCAGTTTCTGAAGTGTTAGACATCTACGGCGATAAATAATAAGTTATAACAATTAAGATAGATTTATCTACAAGGAAAATAAAATGGCTAGAACTTATAAATTCGTAATGCATTGTTGGCAGGACCAGTATGGTGACGAGAATGCAAAAGCGAATATTTTTGTAAATGGGACACAGGTTGCTACTGATGTTGAGATTACTGCTACTAGTGTAGACAGTTTACAGAGAGTCACTTTTGAAGCGACTGGATTGCCTGCACCCAATTGGAATAAAAGTGTAACTGCTGAGGTTAAAGTTGTTCTTACAAATGAAGCATTTGTTGATGCTGATAATGATAGAAATATATGGATTAATGGATTATTTGCTTTTGGTAAATTACCTGACGATTCAGACTATCTATGGGCGTCAGCAGATCCAGCAGATAGCGATTGGGATACTGTAAAACGTACTTTAACAGATGACTCAATAGCAGACGATACTGCAATTAAGACCTCGCTTAGTACCTTGCCAACGGATGTACAAGGTAGTCAAATAGATTCTAGTTGGTGGACAGATGATGCACTTGCATCCAATGGTGGAGCAGGAACATGGTATCATATTCCTGTATGGGGCGATGCCGCTGACACAGGAACTACTATTACAATACCTTTAGCAATGGGTGTTTAACACAAAAGAATACATATGAAAGAAAAAGAGCCTCAGGGCTCTTTTTTATGACTAGAATTTGGCAGAGGATGTAGGAGTCGAACCCACGCTTACAGGGTTGGAGCCTGTCGTGCTACCGTAACACTTATCCCCTATTGGCGATTCCGGAGAGATTCGAACTCCCACTTAACTGCTTAGAAGGCAGTTGCACTATCCATTATGCTACGGAACCTATAACTTTGTACT